ATTAGTATATTTGCAAAAACTTATAAATATGAAAAATGCTGAAAGACGTCTTCAACTAACGTCAAAATTTGTACAGATGGGTAAAGCTCTAGTTGAAGAGGGTAGAGAATCCAATGATTTAATTATCGCTCAGTTGGGTAGTATGATAATCTTTTTAGGTGGGATTTGTTTTGATGATGAAGATGTCACAAAATTTGGTGAATTGGTTTCTATGTATTCAGCAAAAAAATTGGTTGAATCCTTAGAAGAAAACAATGACCCTGAAATTATGGCTATCAGAAGAAAAGCTGAATCTGACACTTATGAAAACATCTTAGATGGGATTGATGGTTTAATTGATGATGCTAAGAGAGGTAAATTGGATGATGAGGATGAAATCAATTTTGACCAAGATGATGACGATGATAATGATTAATTAACGCAAATATTTTGTGCATTAAAATAAACACATATATTTGCACAAAAAATACATGTTATGTTAAAAATACAAAAATTTATAAAAGAAAACGGTTTTGAAAAAGCTGTTAAAGAGTTTCAATTAAAAACTCGTGAATACGAACACAAAGTGTTATTGAAATATGAAATTTGTTAATAACTTTTAATAGATTACGTGAACAAAATATTATTTAAATGTATTTATATATAAATAACATTATATAAAAATATTTAAGATGATAATTTATAAAGCAACAAACACAGTAAACGGAAAGTATTATATTGGTAAAACTAAAAAATCTTTAGATAATAGAATAAAATCACATAAAATAGCGTCGACAAAAAAAGATTCGTTATTTTATAGGGCGATAAATAAATATGGTTTTGACAAATTCAAATGGGAAATTATAGCTGAATGTGATAATGCTAATAGTTTAAACAATTTGGAAAAAAAATATATTAGTGAAAACCATAACGGTTATAACATAGCTAAAGGTGGTGATGGTGGTGATACCATAAGTAATCACCCTAATATAGAAACTATAAGAGAAAATGTTTCTAAGTTTCATAAAGGTAAATTTTTAAGTGAAGAACATAAAGAAAAAATTAGTAATTCACATAAAGGTAAAACAAAAGATTGGGCAAAAGAAACGGCTAAAAAAATGTCTGAAAGTAACATTGGTAAAGAATCAAAATTAAAAGGTTCTAAATTAAGTGACGAACATAAAGAAAAAATTAGTAAGGGAAATAAAGGTAAAACTAAAATTTTTACTGAAGAACACAGACAAAATTTAATTAAAGCTAAAGAAAATTATAAAAACCCAAATAAAGGTAAAACTTACGAAGAAATAATGGGTTTTGAAAAAGCGTTAGAATTTAAAAAAAGACAAAGCGAAGCTAGAAAAGGACGAGTGGTTACCGAAGAAACTAAAAATAAAATTTCAGAATATCATAAAAATAAGAAAAATGGAAAATAAAAATTTGTCTATAGTGACCTATATAAAAACACATGGGATAGATAAAACAATAGATGATTTTAAACTTAAATTTAAAGATTACCCGTCAAAAATTTTGTTAAAATATGACCAATTAGTGTCACCAACTATTATGTCGAACATAGAAGTTCAAGAATGTAGAGGTCTTATCCTTGAAAAAGGTACATGGGATGTTATGTCGTTGGCTTTCACAAAATTCTTCAATGCTGAAGAAGGAAACGCTGCTAAAATAGATTGGAACACAGCTCACGTTTTAGAGAAACTTGACGGTACTCTTATACAAGTGTATTGGGACTGGGTAAACGAAGAATGGTATGCTGGTACTACTGGTACAGCTGAGGGTGAGGGTGAAGTTAACAACAAAATGGGAACTACTTTTAACTCATTGTTTTGGGACACTGTAACAAAACAATATGCGTTGAATACATGTATGTTCGACAAAAACCATGTATATGTGTTTGAGTTAACAACTCCATATAATATTGTTGTAAAACCACACGGAGAATCATCAGCAACTTTGTTGACTGTTAGAAACCGTGTTACATTACAAGAGGTTTCTTGGAAAAACTTAACTATGATTGCAGAATCGTTAAGAGTACCATTGGTTAAAAGATTTGACTTGAATGCTAAAGATGTGGGTACTTTGTTACGTACATTTGAAGGTATGCCATGGTCAGAAGAAGGTTACGTTGTTGTAGACGCTAATTTTAACCGTATCAAGATAAAAAACCCAGCTTACGTTGCGGTTCACCACTTGAAAGGTAAAACAGCTGAACATAACATCATAACTATCGTTAAATCTAACGAGATTGAAGAATTCGCTTCAACTTTCCCAGAAAGAAAAGATGAATTGCTTAGACTTAAAGATAACTACGATAAATTAACTGACAAGTTAAATGATGTTTGGGTTGAGTTAAGTGCTCGTAAACCAAAAAACATAACCAAAGAAGAAAAGAAAAGATACGCTGCGGCTGTATTTGAAGTTTGTGGTAAACACGACTTAAAACAATTCACTGGATTGTATTTCGGATTGGTTGATGGTAAAGTTGGTTCCGTAGAAGACTTCATTGTAAACTACGATGACAAATTATTATACAAAATGCTCTAACCCATAACGGGTTAGAGTTTAACCTTTAAAATAAAATATAAAATGGCAAAATTAACACCCTTATACCCACAGTTTGTAACTGTTGATGGTAATTGTGCGTTACGTTTAATCTACGATGGTGGAAAATATAAATATTACAGAGATGGCGGTCAATGGGGTGTTGATTGTTATAGAGACTCAGAAGGTATTTTACGAGCATATTGTAGGGATATTAAATCGTTAGATGATAAACCATTGCTTTCAATATCTGAAAAAGAATGGAGACTATGTAACGGTAAATACGTACCACATAAGTTTGAACGATACGGTTCTGAACGTGACACCACTGGAGATGTAAAAAAAGAAGTACCAAAAAACAAAAATAAATACCTTTTAATACGATAAAAATGGAAAAAGAAAATAACTATGAAGGTATAAAGTCGATTTACCATTATATTCCTCATTATGATATTGAGACTTTGATTGATTTTGATAGGGTATCTAAAAATCCTTGTTCCGAAATTGAATTACCAAAACAAAAAGAAAACAAACGTAAATACCTTTTAATTGCAAGATAATGACTTATACAGACAAAACTTACGAAGAAGCAAAATTGGTTGCTATAAAAGCGCATAGCAACCAATCCTATGATGAAATATTCCCATACCACAAACACTTACAAGACGTTGTGGATGTAATCAAAAGATTTGGATACTCTGGGAAATACATCGTGGCATCTTGGTTGCATGATGCAATCGAGGACGATGGTATAAGCTACAACGACATAAAGAAACACTTCGGTATTGAAGTTGCTGAAATGGTTTTCTGTGTTACTGATGAGCTTGGGAGAAACAGAAAAGAGAAAAAAGAGAAAACTTTACCTAAAACTGCTAGCAATCCAGATGCAATTATTCTTAAGTTGGCTGATAGAATCGCAAACATTGAACATGGTGGTAAAATTGACATGTATGCCAAGGAATACGCGGAGTTCAAAGGTGCTTTGTACTTAAACACACCTATCGCTGCCAAGCCAATGTGGGACCATTTGGAAAAATTGTTAGGTAAAAGTTTGGAGGAATAAATAATTTTCGTATATTTGCAATCTAAAACAATAAAATTATGGCAGGCGAAATAATTGGTGATTTGATAGTAGGTGTTGCTGAAATAGGGGTAGAATCCGCAGTTTCCACAGACAACAAGAAATCTGGGTTAGGTTGTTTATTTATGACAATCGTGTTATGTTTGGTTATAGGCGGGGTGTACTACTTAGCGACAAGAGAACCAGAACCACAAACCAAGGGTCTTGTTACCAAAAAACTTCCTAACAACAAAATGGTAATCAAAACCCAAAAAGGTGAAGATATCTACAACATAACCCCAGACTTGTACTTAAACAAAAAAGAGGGTGATTCAATAATTTTAAAATAATCAATATGACAATAAAACAAATATTCGACGAAATTGCTGCTGAGAGCGGTAACAATGCTAAGATTGAAATTCTTAGAAAATACTCAGATAATGAGTTATTAAAAAAAGTCCTTTACATGGCAAACTCTAAACGAGTTAAATTCTATTTGAAACGTGTTCCAGAATACACAGACGCTCGTAATAAAATTTCTTTATCAGAAGCCTTAGGTGAGCTTGAATTAATTAGTAACCGAGAACTTACTGGTAATTCTGCTGTAAACCACTTAATTGATTTATTATCATTAAGTGAACCAGATGATGCTTACATTATTGAACGTATCATCGAAAAAGATTGTAAGATTGGTATGGGTACTACGTTTATGAACAAAGTATTCAAGGGTCTTATTGAAGACACACCTTATATGGGTGCTGTATCATTTGATGAGAAAAAAGCTCGTAAAATATTTGAAAAAGGTGGTAAAGGAATATCGCAAATAAAAATGGATGGTCGTTACTGCAACGCTGTTATCCGTAGCGGTGAAGTTGAGATGGAATCACGTCAAGGTGAACCAACAATCCTTACTGGTGCTAAATTCTTAGATGAATTAAGTTCATTTGAAGATTGTGTGTTGAATGGGGAATTGACTATGATTGATACACCTAGATACGAGTCTAACGGTATCATTGCGTCACTTATTGATATCTTGGGTAAAAAGGAGTCAAGAACTGAAAAAGAGAATGAGAAAAAATTAAAAGCTTTTACCGACAAACATGGTTCGTTGGAAGAAGCGTTAGATAAAATCCGTTACACAGTATGGGACCGATTAACCGTAGATGAATACTTCAACAAATCATCAAAACTTAAATATGTTGAGCGATTGGTTTATTTGGAAAAGATGATTTATAAATCAAAACCATCACATGTTAATATTGTTGAAAGTGTGATTGTTCACAACTATGCACAAGCTATGACACACTTCCAAGAAGTATTGTCTGCTGGTGAAGAGGGTACTATTCTTAAATCGTGGAATGGTGAATGGAAAGATGGTAAACCAACATGGCAAATCAAAATGAAACTTGAAATGGATGTTGATTTACGTATTGTAGGTTTCAACTACGGAACCAAAGGTACCAAAAATGAGAATGTAATCTCAAGTCTTAACTGTGAGTCTTCTGATGGGCTTGTTAAAACAAGACCACAAGGTTTTACAGAAGAACTTATGCAATACGTTACCGAAAACCAAGAAAATTTATTGGGTACTGTTATCCAATGTAAATGCAACGGTTTATCAAACGATATCGATGGTAACTACTCTTTGTTATACCCTTCATTTGCTGGGTTCAGAGATGATAAGGATACGTGTGATTCCTTAGAGTCTATCAAAGAAATTGAGAATATGAACAAGACTCTTTTGGTAGAATAACAAAAAAATAACACAAGAAATTTGACAGAGTTAAAAATTATTAGTAACTTTGTAATCTAATAACAAAAAAATTTAATTATTAAAAAAAAAAAGAAAAATTATGAAAAAATTATTTTACGTATTAATTGCGTTTATCGCATTAACAGTTACAGCACAAGGTCAAACAGATTCTACAAAAGTTAAAACAACTAAATATGTTTCGGTTGGGTTATCAATGTCAAATTTTGACGAAACTTTTTCTGATAACTCTTATCCAAGTGTTGAAGTTGGTTTCACAAAAAAATGATATTTCTTATGGTGTGGTTTTAGGTAGAGCATCGTTAAGAGATTTAGGTAGTTTTAGTGATAACATCCAAAATTATTTTTATGAAATTAAGATATCTCCATCTACATCTTTAGGTTACTTAAACGGTAATTTAATTTTAGGTCTTGGGGGTTACATTAATCAAGGGAATAGACATTTTGTAGAATATGGCGCTGGTTTATCTAAAACTTTTGGTAACGTAAGTTATGGTTTATCATATTCTAATTGGGATGGTGTTGATTATGTTACACCAAGTGTTAGTTTAAGTTTCTAATAAACAAAAAACATATAAAAACAAAAATGGGTGTGTAATAACACCCTTTTTTACTAGTAAAAATTAAATAAAAAGAACAAGATGAAAAAAATGATTAAATTTCCGTCTATCGAACAATTCAGAAGCGTTGTAGCTACTGTTCTTAGAAAATATAATTTTGTTGGTCTTGATGAGAATGGTGATGCGATTTACGACACCACAAAACCAAAACCAACGCTTACCTTCAAGGGCACTGTGAAACTTCACGGAACCAATGCTGGTGTTTCTTTCAAATACGGTTATGATAACACTAGTGAGTATTGGGTACAATCTCGTGAAAACATTATCACACCAGAAAAAGACAATGCTGGTTTTGCTTTCTTTGTTGAATCACATAAAGAAGCGTTTAAAAAATTTGCTAGTCAAATTGATTCGTTGGGGATGTTTGATGTTCGTCATAACATCGTTACGATTTATGGTGAATGGGCTGGTGGTAACATTCAGAAGGGTGTTGGTATTTCAAATCTACCAAAATCATTCTTTATCTTTGGTGTTAAAGTAACTCCGATTACTGAAACTGAAGAAGAAGCTAGACAAAAACCAGCTTATTGGATTCCTTCACACTTTTTGAAAAGTCCTGAGGATAACATTTACAATATCGAAGATTTCCAAACTTGGGAAATCGATATTGACTTTAACATGCCACAATTGGTTCAAAACAAATTGTCAGAACTTACACTAGCTGTTGAAGAAGAATGTCCAGTTGCTAAGGCTTTTGGGTTCTCTGGAATCGGTGAAGGTATTGTATGGTCAACAAACCTAAACGATAATGTACACCGTTTCAAGGTAAAAGGTGAGAAACACAGTTCAAGTAAAGTTAAAACACTTGCAGCTGTAGACACTGAAAAATTGGAATCAATCCAAAGCTTTGTTGAATACGCGGTAACTGAAAGCCGTTTCAATCAAGCACTTGAAAATGTATTCCCTAACGAAGAACCAATTGAAAACAAAAAATTGGGTGATGTAATTCGTTGGGTTGTAAACGACGTAATCAAAGAGGAAATGGACACCATGACTGATAACAAAATCGAACCAAAAGATGTGAACAAATACATCTCTTCTAAGGTTAGAGATATGTTCTTTAAGTTGGTGTAAATCAAAGAGTTAGTAGCTGAAAAAAGTTAATTTTTTTTAGTGAAAACTCTTTATTTTTATATAAAATAACGTATATTAATAATAAAAAAAACGGATGAATTCAAAATTATTTATTGCAGAAAAAGTTAAGGTTGGTTTTAACCCAAGAACCGATACTTATAGTGGAAAATTGGGTTATGTTATCGGCTTTGACGGTAAAAAATGGCGTAAAGAACCTTCATGGGAAGGTTGGAGGTATCACCACATGGATGATGATACGTATCAGCAAAAACGTAGAGAGCAATACAATGACCGTGTGGCTAAGTCTAAAAAAGACCATGCTTATTATGTTCAAGAATCTTCAAAAAATAAAAATAATTGGTATAAGCAATATGCTGATATGACTGAGGAAGAATATGTTGATAAATTTGTTGGTTCTTATGATAAATTCACACCTAGTCTTGGTAGAGTTTCTTCTGACGAATCACTTAAACCAATTGAATTTGACAACGTACCAACAGAAGGTTTTGTATTAAACAAAAAAGTTGGTGGTTACTCTAATCCTCTTC